AACACGCTCAACGGTTATATGACTATTCCAGTAAACATTGGTTATCATACGCAACGCCAATTCTAGCATTTGGCAAATCAAGTAAAGGAATGCCAATTTCATGCTTCCTTAATTTCATTAATGATACTGCCGAAGGCTTAGTGGATAACCTATCAGAGACCAATTGGCTGTCAATGATGGGAGGTGGTGTTGGCATTGGTTTTGGTATTCGGGCTGCTGGTGAAAAATCAACAGGTGTGATGCCTCACTTAAAGATTTATGACGCTTCTTCACTGGCGTATCGCCAAGGTAAAACCCGCCGTGGTTCTTATGCAGCTTACTTAGATATTTCACATCCAGATGTTATTGCTTTCTTAGAAATGCGTAAACCAACCGGTGACCCAAATGTTCGTTGTTTAAATTTACACCACGGCATTAACATTACTGATGACTTTATGGAAATCATCGAAAAGTGTATGCTAGACCCAAATGCAAATGATGATTGGGAATTAAAAGACCCACATTCAAATGAGGTTCGTGAAGTTGTTTCTGCTAAAGCTCTATGGCAGGAAATCTTAGAACTTCGTATGCACACAGGTGAACCATACATTCACTTTATCGATACAAGTAATAGACATCTTCCACAATGGTTGAAAGACAAAGGATTGAAAGTACATCAATCAAACTTATGCTCTGAAATCATTTTGCCGACTAATAAAGATAGGACAGCTGTATGTTGTCTATCATCACTAAACTTGGAATACTATGATGACTGGAAAAACAATAATCAATTTCTTCTCGATATTGCTGAAATGCTTGATAATGTGTTACAGTATTTTATTGACAATGCTCCTGACACTATTGCTCGTGCTCGGTTTAGTGCCAGTCGTGAGCGCTCTATTGGTATCGGTGCTTTGGGATGGCATGCTTTACTCCAAAAGAAAAATATTCCATGGGAAGGCCCATTAGCTAAGTCCTTAAACAATCAAATTTTTAGTAAAGTTAGAGAGGAATTAAATGAAGCAAACAAACAACTCGGAACAGAAAGAGGAGAAGCTCCAGACGCTGTTGGGACTGGTAATCGTTTTTCTCATCTCATGGCTATTGCCCCTAACGCTTCTAGCTCTATTATTATGGGAAATACCAGCCCTTCGATAGAACCGTATCGTGCAAATGCTTACAGACAAGATACTTTATCTGGTTCTTTCTTAAACAAGAACAAATATTTAGATAAGGTTATTAATAAATATTGTGAAGACCAAGGTAAAGACTATTCAGCTGAAATCTGGTCTTCTATTATTGCCAATGATGGTTCAGTACAACATCTCACTTGGATGGACGATTACACTAAAGACGTATTCAAAACATCTATGGAAATCGACCAACGTTGGATTATTGAACATGCTGCAGACCGTCAACAATACATTGACCAAGCTCAGTCATTAAATCTATTCTTTAGACCTGATGGCAATATTAAATATATACATGCCATTCACTTCACTGCATGGAAAAAAGGTATTAAAACACTTTACTACTGCCGTTCAGAGAAAATTGGTAAGGCTGATAAAGTTTCAAAACGAATTGAACGTGATGTTATCAAAGAAATTGATATGACACAAATTGCACAAGGTAATGATTGTATTGCTTGTGAAGGATAATATGAAAAACTTTGATATTAAATGGATAGCGACTGCGCTATTCATTTTTGGCGGAACAACAGTAGCTTTTAAATTTCCATGGATTCCATATGCTTTTCCGTGTTTCTTTATAGCTCACGCTATTCTACTTTATGATTTTATGAAGTCACACAAAAACAAAGCGTTGGTTTTTCAAAACTTTTATTTTTTGATAATCAACATTTATGCAACATATAACTGGTTTGTAGGATAGCTATGATTAAAAAAATAGAACAAAATTTAACAGAAGAAAGGTCTTATTTCAAGCCTTTCAATTATCCGTGGGCATATGATGCTTGGCTAAAACATGAGCAATCACATTGGTTACACACAGAAGTTCCTATGTCCGAAGATGTTAAGGATTGGAAGAAAAAACTTACAACAGAAGAAAAACAGTTTTTGACTCACATCTTTAGATTCTTTACACAGGGTGATATTGATGTAGCTGGTGGTTATGTAAAGAACTATTTGCCTTATTTCCCACAACCTGAAATTCGTATGATGCTTATGGGGTTTGCAGCTAGAGAAGCATTACACATTGCTGCTTATTCCCATTTGATTGAAACATTGGGTCTACCTGATACTACATACAACGAATTCTTATCTTATGTTGAGATGAAAGAAAAACACGATTATGTGTTAGATATTTCTGACCAAAATACCACAAAAGAAAATACAGCTGCGCACATTGCCGTATTTTCTGCCTTCACTGAGGGCATGCAGTTATTCAGTTCATTTATTATGTTGCTTAATTTTCCACGCACGGGTAAAATGAAAGGCATGGGTCAAATCGTTACATGGTCTATTGTCGATGAAACCCAACATGCTGAGAATATGATTAAATTATTCAGAACATACATTGAAGAAAACCGTGAAATTTGGAATGATGATTTGAAATCACGAATTTATACTATTGCTGAAAAAATGGTTGAATTGGAAGATAAGTTTATTGACCTAGCTTTTAATTTGGGTCCAATGGAAGGTCTTTCATCTGAAGATGTAAAGAAGTATATTCGATACATTGCTGACCGTAGATTGATTTCTCTAGGTCTAAAAGGTATCTTCAAAGTTAAAAAGAATCCTTTGCCTTGGGTAGAGGAAATGATTAATGCACCTACACATACCAATTTCTTTGAGAATAGAGCAACCGATTACGCTAAAGGTGCTCTCACAGGTAAATGGGATGATGTTTGGGCCACAGAATAAGGATAATAAGAAATGAAACAAAAATTAGTATCAGGAGATTGTTTGGCATGTGAATCTGGTTTTGAAGTTTCATATACCAAAGAATTAGTATCATCCGAATACCCACAATTTTGCCCATTTTGTGGCGAAGCAGTCGAAGATATCACCGATGAATATATAGAGGACGATGGTGATTTTGGAGATGAGGAGTGGGAAGATTAGAGTGGGTTTATAACGGTAATGAATTTACTGAAAATGAGATTGACAATTATATCGGTTTCGTGTATATTATCGTAAATACGGTAACTAATAGAAAGTATGTTGGTAAAAAGTTGTTTTGGTCTTCTAAAACTAGGCAAGTGAATAAGAAGAAAAAACGATATAAAGTACCGTCAGATTGGCAGGATTATTATGGTTCTAATGATGTACTCAAAAAAGATATCGAAACGATAGGAAAAGAGAACTTCACTAGAACCATTATCCATCTGTGTAAATCAAAAGGTGAATGTTCTTATTTGGAAGCTAAAGAGCAGTTTGTTCGTAATGTTATTGAAAGTGATGATTTTTATAATACATGGATTATGGTTCGTGTTAGAAATTCACATATCAAAGATTTAATTGAAAAGAGAAAAAATGAATCCAACATTCAGGCGGATGAAAGATGAAAATTGTGACGCTATTACCTTTTTGCCCGATCCAAAGAATAATGCAGACACATTAATTCAAGGATTGCAATATGTAGAAAGAGGTGACTCTATTGGTTCATCAACATTGGGTGACTCTTTCGATATTATTTTGTTTAGAGAAGATGAAGAAACTTTATATGATAATGAACAATTTCATGCTATACTAGTTTGTCCTTATACATATAGCGAAAAGATGATGAATGATGGCCATTTTGGAATGATTGCTAGAAGAACCACCACATCATCTACTGTAGTAGAGCCCTTTAGAAAATCTATTAATGAATTGTTAGGTCAACCAATATAATGCGTATCACAAGTGTAAAAGAAGTCGAACAGAAACTAGTTTCCGGTGGTGAGCCCGATTTCACCAAATCTGATGTATCAATTGCGCAGGCTTTGAACTGGTATAGTTATTACAAAGATGCTAAAGATAGCAAGCGATATCTCATATCTTATATGACAAGTAAACATTATGCTAAGGAAGATATTGCTAAAATTGATAGTAAAGTTCCTGATAGTTTCATTTCAAACACAGGTTTTGTTTGTAGGATACTAGAACGAGGTGCTGGACTAGATGTAAAGCAATTAAATTGGATTGCAGACAAAATACACTATCTTCTTTCGATAGCAGACAAACCAAAAGATGAAGAGGAAGATGATAAACCTAAGGTTAACATCCAGGAACGCATCCAAGAACAATCCTCAGAGTTTATTGGTGAATTAGAGGGTCAGTTAGACCATTATAAAGAAACCTTCAATCCATACGAGTGGATGACGTCCAATGGCGTTAAAGCACCACACGCTCGTAAGATAGTAACACATTTCACTCAAAAAATGATAGAACCTAAATTGGTTTTATCTGGCAAAGTTGATGAAGATTTACAAGAAGCTTATGGGTGTTTTACTAAAGCAAATATCAAGAAATTTGTATCATTCATTGAACAAATTATTGTTGACGCTAATCGAATTATCAATAATTCTAAGATTATCCGTAAACCTAGAAAAACAAAGAAGCCAACAAGTGACAAATTAATTGCAAAAATGCAATATAAGAAAGAGGATGTAGAATATAAAACTGTGAGTATCAATCCAGTTGATATTATTGGTGCTAAACAACTTTGGGTGTTTAATACTAAAACTAGAAAACTAGGAGTTTATCATGCTTCGACACAAGGTGGATTAACCGTTAAAGGAACTTCTATTCATGACTATAGTGATAACTCAGGCTCTAAGACACTCCGCAAACCAGATGATGTATTACAGGCTCTCGTCAAAGCGACGGAGCGCAAATATGAAACGATATTT